CGGAGGAACCACCGGTGCCACGTGGTTAACATCCGCCGGAACTGAACATCCATTTGATCATATTTTTAAAAATGATGTTTTCATTACCGGGTCAAACGGCGTATTAATAATTCAACGATCTAATACTAGTGATCCTTATATACGTTTAGTAACAACCGGCTCTCAATGGGCAATGGGTACTGATCAAAGTGATAATAATTCATTTAATATTACTAATTCAACGTCATTGCAAACCGGTACGAATTTAGCATTAAAAATCGATACTGATGAAAATATATGGATTCCGGGCAACGTAACTATTACGGGATCATTTGCATTAGGCGGAATTGCTAATACAGTAACAGCAAATTCTTTATATTATGATACAACTACCAAACAAGTAACATATGGTGCTGCAGGTGGAGGAGGAGGAGGAACACCTGGTGGATCTGACACGCAAATACAATATAACAACGCCGGCACATTTGGAGGCGTATCTGCATTAACATGGAACGGTACAACACTCCGAGCAACAGGATCATTTACAGGATCATTACGTGGTAATTTAATAGGTAGTGCATCATTTGCAACTACTGCATCATATGCTTTAAATGGTGGCGGCTCCGGAACAGTAAATACTGGTACTGCTAATTATTTAGCATATTATGATTCAACCGCGGCATCAATTAGTGATATATATCAATTTGGCGCAGGTGTAAAAACCAATGCAATTGAATATGATGGGTTTCAATGGGGTTGGGGATTGATGCTCGTAACAAGCGCCGGAGTAACTGGATCACAAATAAGTCCGGGAGTAAATGGACAAGATTCTTGGCTAAATGCTTCTGGTGGTACGGTTGGAATTGGAAAAAATAGTTCTTTTGCACAAGGCAAATTAGATGTACTAGGCAATTCTACAATCACCGGATCATTGACTGTAACGCAAGGTGTAACGGGCTCATTACTTGGCATTGCTAGTAGCGGATCAACGATATTAATTCAAAACACTCCAGCTACTACCGGTACATATTATCCGGTTTTTGTATCAAATATATCCGGATATGGACAAGCTCGTATCGATAATTCAACATACACGTATAATCCAACAACAAATACATTAACAGTAACTGCATCATATGCAGAAACTTCGTCATTTATCAATCCGCTAAATCAAAATGCAACATTATCTGGATCTTTACAAATTACAGGCTCATTAACAATATCAGGGTCTAGTACATTTATTAATATAGGACCTGCGCAATTCACCGGAAGTGTTTCGAGCTTGAATGGATATACAGGTTCCTTGCAAGGAACAGCTTCATTTGCAACTAGTGCATCAATTGCCGGCACTGCATTAGTCGCAAATTCAACTAATTTAGCTATTTCATCATCATATGCATCAACTGCTTTAAGTTCATCATATGCTCTTACAGCTTCATTTGTTTCAAATGCATTAACACCATCTGGAGGTGAAGGAGCAGTACAATTTGCAAATGGAAGCGGTATTGCTGGAAATAGTAGATTTACATATGATACTGCTAATAACATTGTAAATATTACTAATGGCGGTACACTTAATGCCACCGGATCATTATTAGGTACGGCATCCGTTGCTATGTCTGCTGCTACTACTAGAATTGCAACTTCTGGAATATATTATCCGGTATTTGTTGATAGTGCTAACGGTGCAGCTGCTGCAGAAACATTATGGACATCAACTGGAAATATATCAATTAACCCAGCATCTGGATCTATAACAGCAACGTCATTTACAGGCTCATTACGAGGAACAGTTGCAACGTCATCATTTGTTATTAATACTGTAACTGGAACTAACTCAGCAGATTTAGTATATGGTAATATGGCTGACAATGATCAATTCCGTATTAGAATAGGAGGCACTGCAACAAATGCAGGTTTTGTAGAAATAGCAACTGCAGATGACGGTACCGAACCAATACATGTTAGACAATATAGTGGGGTATTTTCTTCTTTAGTTAGAACAGCTACCTTATTAGATGGTTCTGGAAATACTTCATTCCCGGGCAGTGTTACGGCGACGTCTGTAACTGCATCAATAACAGGATCAGTTAATGGGGCTGTAATTAATAATACCGCATGGGTATCATATACACCAGAATGGACTGCTGCGTCTGTAAATCCTGTAATTGGTAACGGAACAATGACGGGTCAATATAAAGTAATTGGTAAAACATGTTTTGTAAGAGGTAACATAGTAATGGGATCAACTACAACATTTGGCACCGGAGAATGGTATGTGTCAATGCCTTTCACAGCATCAAATGCGGATGCTATATTGATGACTGTAAATTTACTTGATCAAGGCTCAGCTTGGTATAATGCCGTATTAAATGGAGCACGTGCTGGATTCAATTATAAAACAGCAATACAATATCAAGCAGTTGGCGGGACAGCAAATGATGTAAATGCAACTCAACCATTTACTTGGGCAACTAGTGATAGATTTATTTGGAACGGTAGTTATGAAATTGCATAATATACAAAATATTATATTTATATAAAACGGATATGTAATGAACAAAATAACAGTACTTTTTCCTGGAGGATTTAAGCCATTAACGGGAGCTCATTTAGAATTAGCAAATCGATATGCACAAGATCCACAAGTAGAACGAGTAATTCTTCTAATTGGCCCTAAAGAACGAGAAGGTATTACTAGAGATAAAACAATTGAAATGTTTAATCTATTAAATTCAAATCCAAAAATTCAAATACAACCTACTGAATTTAATTCTCCAATCATGGCTGCATATGAATATCTTTTTGCATTGCCACAAGATGCAACCGGCCGATTTGCAATGGCTGCATCAACTAAAGGAGATGATTACGTTCGTGCAAAAGACTTTGTTCCTAATGTAGATAAGTATGCTACAATTGGTGATAAAAAAGGACGACGTATTCCGCGCGGAATTGATGCAACTGAATTAAGTATCAACGTTGATCCATTACTATATAATAATAATGAACCTATTTCAGCTACTGTAGTTCGACAATCATTAATGAATAATGATTATGAAACATTCCGAGCTTCATATCCGCAATACAATGATGCAGAAGTAAAAAATGCTTGGCAAATACTTAAAGGTATACAAGAAGCTTCAATGTTATCAAAAGATTGGTGGTCAAATGAATTGCATGAAGATGTTGAAGAAGTTATTGAAGCAATAATGAATCAAACGGAAAAAGATCGTCATTCTAAAAAAATCAATAAACTTCGATCATTTTTAGATAATGATCATGATCGTTCATTTGTTTATGATTTTAACGATTTTCCAAAAACAGTTTTCGGCGCAGTTTTAACCGAAGGAGGCGCAGCGGGACATATGGCACACCCATATGATGACCATGGTTTAACATTCAATGAAATGAAAGAATTAGTTTCTAGAGCATTGGAAGGCCGTTTGGATATTGAAGAAGCTGTAACTGAAAAGACTGATGGTCAAAATATTCAAGTAACATGGAAAGATGGTCAAATTGGTTTTGCTCGAAATAAAGGCACTGTAATTACTCCAATGTCTGTACAAGAACTTCAAGCAAAGTTTGGAGGACGAGGACCTATATCAGATGCATTCGGTGGAGCAGCGGAAGATTTAGCAGAAGCATTTAATCAAATCAATCCTGAAGAATTAAATAAAATATTCAAGAATGGGCGAGTATTTGCTAACATGGAAATTATTTATCCAGCAACAAAAAATGTTATTTCATATGATGTAGCAGTACTACAATTTCATAATTTAGTTGAATATGATGACAAAGCAAATGTTGTAGAAACAGATATGACAGGCGGAGCAACATTACAACGAATCATACAAGATGCAAACGCTCATCTTCAAAAAACATTTTCATTTATTCCACCACAACAAATTAAGTTAGGTCGAGTATATGATTTCGAAGATCAACAAGCTGCATTTTTTAGCGAAATTGATCAATTAAAAAATCGTTACAATTTAAAAGAAACAGACCGAGTAACAGAATATCACAAAGCATGGTGGCAAGATGTTATTCAAACTAAAGCTAATGAATTAGGATATCAAATTTCACAAGATGTTTTAACTGCATTAATTTATCGTTGGGCATTTAATGATAAATCTACTAATATTGCAATGCTTAAAAAACAAATTGATAATCCGGAATTTGCTACATGGGTAACTGAATTTGATAAAAAAGATTTCAAAGTATACCAAAAACAAAACATGGAACCATTTGAAACAATCTTTTTGAGATTAGGCGCTGTAGTGTTAAAAAATGCAGAAAATTTCTTAGCAGCAAATCCAAGTAAGTCAATTCAGGAATTAAAAACAGAACTTGCTCAATTAATTAAAGAATTGCAAGCATCTAATGATACTGCGACACTTAAAAAATTAGAACACGAATTACGCCGTATACAACGTCTAGGAGGATTTGAAGCAATTGTACCATCAGAAGGAATTGTATTCGTTTACGGCGGACATACCTATAAATTAACCGGGGCATTTGCACCTGTCAATCAACTACTAGGAGTATTGAAATATACACGATAACATATTTATATAAAAATGGATCATAATCATGGCTGAAAAACACAAAAGCAAATACAAAAAACCAGAAAACAATAAACCTACTTATCGTAAAGACATTAAAGATTATACGATGGATGACAAAGCAGGTGGAATGAATCCTAAAACTACAGGCGAGAAACAGCTTAACGTTTTGCGTAAAACTGATAAAGAAATGCAAGACGATGGAAAAATGTATCCAACATATAAAGATGATGATCGTTTATACAAAGATTTAGAAGATGGCGATTATGATCCAAAAACTGCAGCAAAACGTTTAAAGAAACGCCAAGATGCTGAAGAAAAAGAAATTGCTGATGTTATTAAAGATAAAGTTGAAAATCTAACACGTGAACAAAAAGAACATTTAATTAGAGAATACATCCGTCGCAAAATAACTAAAGTGTTAATGGAACAACCAACTACTGAAGAACCTACAGTTGACACACCGGCAGAAGAATTACCGGTAGAAGAGCCAGCAACACCAGAAGCTCCAGTTCCAGATGCAGCAGCTCCAGCAGCCGATCCTGCCATGGCTGCAGCTCCAACACCTCCTGCACCAGATGCTGCTGCAGCACCTGCACCAGAAGCTCCAGCTGAAGAGCCAGCAGCAGAACAACCTGCAGAAACTGAATTAGATCCTGCAGCTCGCGAAGCATTAGCAGTTCAAAGATTTGTCGATCATTTGAAAGAAGAAACTGGTAATATTGCTAGAATCAAATCAATTTCAAAAGTTATTAATGTAGTGTTACAAGATTCGGAACCTGAAGATTATAAAAACTTTTTCGAAATGTTGAGATCATTAGCTATTAATAAACTTCAGAGAGGTCAAACTAAAAAATCTAATACACCAAATAAATAATAAGTTATGTCTAAAAAGTTACAAAATGTTAAAGCTATTCAACAAATGTTGGATGGTAGTCATAAATTTCAAACTAAGAAAACTATTGGTTTTTCTGATGCTGAAAAAACAGCAAAAGACAATGAACGCCATCTAGTAGGCGATGTATGGGAAGATGTTGATATAGCAACAGGTATTACATATATTGTTGAACAAAAAGATGGCTTCCGAATTCGTAAACCAAAAAATTCAGAAATATTTCAAGAAATTCGAGAAGAATTAAGAGCTTTTCCTAATTGTCGAAAAGATGTATGCACATGTGCCGGTAAACATCCTATTGATCAAAAGATGCGTAAGATTCACGGAATGTGTTTTGATTGCACAATTGAAATGGAACATGAATTGAAGAAAGCGGGAACGTATGAAGAATATGAACGCCAAAAAATACGAGAAAATGCATTAGCATGGTTAGCATCTGCAGAACGCGATGTTGTTATGTTGAAAGAAGCATATACACAAGCATCTCAATTTGTTAGTAGCGGCAACGGTGATGTTGAAACATGGACACAAAAAATGACACCAGAAGAATTTGAAGAAACAGTACAAAAACAATTTGATAAATTCAAAGAAAACTTTTTAAATAATTTAAACAAGGAAACAGAAAATGAAAATGATTAAAAAATATTGGGTAGCTATCGTTGTTGGTATCGGCGCAATTATTGCATTTTTTCTATTTAATTCAAAAAAGAAATCAAAAAAAATAGAAAAAATTGCTGAGAAAATTGAAGATAATACAGAAAAGATTATCGAAACAGAAAAAAAGATTGAAGTAATCAAAGAAAAAACAGTGGCTGCAAAAAAAGAAGCAGTTAAATTGAAAAATGAAATTGCTGAAATTGAAGAAGCTAAAGAAACAATTGAAGTTGTAGAAGTAGCAATTGAAGATGCAAAAGAAAATATTTTGAAAAAAACACGTAGAAAAAAATGAAAAAACTAATTATCATTTTATTATTTCCAGTTATTGCATTTTCGCAAAAAGGAAAAACAAAACCAGATACGTGTTTTACACAATCTGAATTAGCAGATATTTCATTTGTATTAGATTCATTATGGACTGCAGATGATATTAATAATGAACTAATTGTTAAATATCGTAGTTTAGTTAAACAACAAGACTCAATTGCAACTTTAGATTCATTGCATATTGCAGAACAAGACAATGAAATTAAATTGTTAAAATCTAATATTGAATTATATAAAGAACAAATTAAATTGATGCAACCGAAATGGTCTGACAAAAAAAGTATCTGGTACGGATTTGGATTTTTATCAGCATTAGGCACCGGAATTTTAGTTAATCAACTAGTAAAATAATATGACGCAACCAAATATAAAACAGATCATTCAACAACAATACACGATGTGTGCGAAAGATCCTGTTTTCTTTATGCGTCAATATTGTTATATACAACACCCGAAAAAAGGAAAGATTAAATTTAATCTATTTCCATTTCAGGAAGATTCATTAACTGAATTACGAGATAACCGATATAGTGTTATATTAAAGTCTCGTCAGTTAGGTATCTCAACTTTATCAGCCGGCTTCGCATTATGGAGCATGTTGTTTAAAGAAGATTTTAACGTACTTGTTATTGCAACAACTCAGGAAGTAGCAAAAAATCTTGTAACAAAAGTACGTGTCATGCACGATAATTTACCTAGTTGGTTAAAGGGTAACATTGAAGCAGACAATAAACTTTCATTAAAATTTAAAAACGGTTCACAAATTAAAGCAGTATCATCTGCCACTACCGGTGCACGTTCTGAAGCATTATCATTGCTTATCATTGATGAGGCTGCGTTCATTAGAAATATTGAAGAAATATGGATAGCATCGCAAGCAACATTATCAACAGGTGGGGGTGCAATTGTATTATCTACTCCTAATGGTGTTGGTAACTGGTTTCACCAAACGTGGGCAGATGCTGAAGCAGAGGTTAATGGATTCCATACAATTAAACTGCATTGGACAGTACATCCGGAACGCGACCAAGATTGGCGAGATCAACAAACGCAACTATTAGGTGAACGTGGTGCTGCACAAGAATGTGACTGTGACTTTATATCATCAGGTCATACTGTAATAGATGGTGGTATATTATTAGAATATGATGAAAAATGTTCTGAGCCTATTGAGAAACGCGGATTTGACAATGGCTATTGGATATGGGAATATCCGGATTATCAAAAAGATTATTTAGTAGTAGCTGACGTTGCACGAGGTGATGGGGGCGACTGGTCAACATTCCATGTTATTGACGTACAAGATATACGACAAGTTGCTGAATATAAAGGTAAACTGCCACCAAAAGATTTTGGCAATATGCTTGTAACAGTTGCAACAGAATGGAACAATGCATTATTAGCAATTGAAAATGCCAATATTGGTTGGGCTGCAATTCAGCCAGCATTAGATAGAGGCTATGAAAATTTATTTTATACATATAAAGATGACGGATATGTAGATGTAGATGTACAATTGAAAAAAGGTTATGATATGAAGGATAAAAGCCAAATGGTTCCTGGAGTATCAACTACAACACGTACACGACCATTAATGATATCAGCATTGGAAATGTATATGCGAGAGCGAACACCAGTAATTCGTAGCAAACGATTAATACAAGAACTTTTTGTATTCGTTTGGCTAAATGGTAAAGCTCAATCTCAAACGGGATATAATGATGACCTTG